CTCTCCGTTGAATTTATTAATTTGATATGGCATGTCGCTCTTCCATTATGGTAATCTTGTACTGTATGTTGAATACGGGATGTCGTATGGCGATGGATCTTCAACCAACGCAGTATCAACGGTCCATGTTAATGTTGATGAAATATTTTCTAATTTTAATATTATCAACCCTCTTCTTACAAATAACAACGGCGGTGCTTTAGCAGGTATTACTACAGGATTTTGTATATCCAGCACAACACCGTGTGGTGTTTCTACTCCGCCGGGTGTTTCTGAACCATCAACTTCATACAATGTAGAGTAATTAATAGTAAATGTCTGCTGAGCAATATCTTCTTGATAGTACCTAGTAGTTGCTATGCGACACAATGTATTTTCTTCATACTCGTCTGGAGGACAAATATCAGTAACTATGGCAATAATTTCTGCGTTAGTTAATGGTTGTTCTGCCTGTGTACCTTGTCCACTGTTGGTATTTTTTGTAATGTCTAAAGTTAAAGGAATGCTACGAGAAATTCTACATCACCTAAAGGTTCAAAAACTAAATTAGTAGGATTAGCAGGATCTCCGTTTACATACGGAGTTGTGCGTCCATTATTAGAAATCCTATTATCGTCGATTGTGATATTGTCTGCCGTAAGTGATGTTTGTGATCCGAAACTAACTAATCCCGGAGCTGTTGTCACTGCTGATGTTAGTTCTATAGTAACACCGTTATTTCGTAAAACTTCGACACCGCCTATCTTATAAGAGCGTGTAGAAGGAATATCAATGTTTTCACTAAAGTCCCAATCTTGTTCATCAGCTACTGCCGACTCGATTTGATTCCAAACAATGTAATGATCAGTATCCCCTTTTAATACAATTCCGCCGCCATAGGCTTGAGCATCAGTAATGTTTGTATTGTCGGATTTTTTACCAAGTTCTATATTTTTATCTTCTACCCTTAGTGTTGAAACATCAACACTGACCATATTTCCTAATACTTTTAGGTCTCCTGTAATTTCAACACTGCCTCCAATTGTAGTTAAGCTCAAAGGATTTGATGGAGCAATCTCGATCAAATCTGAACCGCTAGCATCGGGAGCGATTGAAAAATAACTTAATAAGTTTCCAGCCCGTGTAGCTCTTAAAGTTATTCTTCCCTCATCTGATGTGTTCCTTATAGTCACATCTCTAAAATTTTCAACAGCTAATTGCCCTTGAGGACCTGTTCCAAAAAACAATCCTTCATTATTTTGAACTGTTAACGCCGCTGTAAGAACGTTAGCTAAATCTTTTCTTACATAATTTGACGAATCTACTTCTCCTAATCTATCAGAATTATAAGTAGTACCTTGCCATTTAAAAGATGAATCTGCTGGGTTAAATCCAATCTTAATTAAAGTATTAGGTATAGTTTCACCGTTTTGATTGGCTGTATTATAATCTGATATAGGATTTCTTAATGTAAATTCCTGGGCACTAAAATACCCCATCAATCTTCCAGCATTATAAACACCAGATATAATTTTATTTCTTCTATCCGAATCTTCAACTGTTTCTATTCTAAATCCGCTGATATTTTGAGACGAACTATATATAGGAGCTACTAGTGTATCTTGGTTGCCATCAAAGAAAAATAACTGTGCCAATGATGTATTAAACCAAAAGTCACCGGTGCTGATATCTAAAGGTCGTGCGATAGATAACGCAGCAGTTCCTACAGATTTCCATTCGTTGCCCGAATAAACTTTAATTCTGTTTTCTGTTGTGTCAAACCATAATTGTCCCAACAAAGGTTGAGACGGCTGTGATTGTCCAGCAAAATTTTCTAGTAGGTGTACAAAATTTTCATTAAGGTAATCACCGAACCCGCTGAAATTTTTTCCTATTAACGTTAAATCAGTAGATCCTTGATCTATCTGACCGTCAGCTACTGTAGCTACTATCGATCCGTCTGTTTTGTTTACTGTATAGGCCATTAAATCGCTCCGTTAATCATTAGAAGGTCTACCGCTTCGAATAATATAATTTAAAGTAAGGAACGGATTCATTACTGTAAAAGGTTTACCCGTTTGCGAATCAGCAAAGCCTGGTCTTCTTTTATTCTCATCTGTGACTTTGACTAATCCAGATGACGCCATTGCCTGTGCTCCGTTCGCCACTGTTCCGCCTTCTATCCTTACATTGGCAACAGATCCGCCCGGTTGATAATCTAAATTAGCTGTAGGCGATTCTGTAATGGCATAATATTGAGTAGCTCTAATATTAGCACTAGATCTACCATACATGTCGTGTTCGTGGTCAGGAACGTTTGGTGTTTGTAACGTGTATTGGTCAGCACCGCCTGCTCTACCTAAACTATTTGCCGAGGCTGTATCTGCTACTCTGTTACCTCCCACTTCAGATAACGGAGTTTCAGCTGCAGGACTATTATTTCCGCCAGGATAAGGAATAGTTGTATCTGCGTTCATATCCTGTTTACCTAAAACAAATCTGCCTCGCAGATCTGGGACACGGAAAGTAGCACCCTTGTCTGATCCTTTTAAGTCAAGATTGACTGTTCTTCCTAAATTTTTATAGTTTACATTTGCTCCGATTACATCATACAGATCTCTAAATCTATAAGCTTCATATTCCGATCCATCACAAAGTAGATAACCAGTCGGTGCTGTAGTTCCGGCATATGGTAACACTGCTCCAAGAGGAACACCAGCATCGTCAATAAAGGTTTCTCTAGTCATCTTACGAAGACCAAGAGTGCTTCTATATACTAACAATTCATCCGTATCTCGTACATTACCTAGAGCAGATTTTGTAGAAATAATATCAGATGTCAATGTAGTAACAAATGTTTTTGTAAGATTTCCTGTACCATTGAATACTACCACGTTACTAGAAATGTCACCTTCTAACTTAAAATTAGTTGCTGATTGTAACGATGTTGCTGTTTGAGCGTTACCAGCAAGGTTACCGCTTAAGTTGCCTTTAATAATCGAAGCATCAATTGTATTGGCATAAACTGTACTATATCTATTAGAAGCATCTCCAATTGTTTCGGAGCCCGTTAACGGTTTAATAGATTTAGAAAAAATGTTTCCGCTTAATACCGAAAGGTCGCCACCAACGTTTAAGTTCTTAGCGATAGCAGCACCGCCAGCTGTTTGTATAGCACCATTGCTAAGATTTGACGACTGCTGTTCTGATGTATTAATAATTTCGCCCGCTATCTTAACATTACCGCCGACATCTAACGGCTGTTGAGGATTGGTGTTGTTAATACCTACTCTGTCTTCAACTATTTTTACAACAGTTGTTGGTAACCCAGCAGCACCGGTTCTTGTTGTTTGTAAATCAATAGCAGCACCAGGAGTAGAATTATACAGTGTGCCGTTAGACGATCTTACCGATAAGTTGATATTACCGTTAGTACCTACAAATAATCCAGCATCGTCTCTTACAGCCAGTGTTGCTTGTATTGTTCCTGATTCGTCACTTCTAATAAATCTAGAGGATGGTATTTCCTCGTCTGCTACTAATAAATTCTGTGCTGATCTAGCTATACCTATTAATCTAGGTAATACCACTTCTTCAGAAATATCTGTTCTAGCAGTAACATTTATACCTGCTCCAACTTCCGGAAAACCCTGAATAACAACTTTAGGAATAAAATCGTCTTTACTGACAATACTCACCGGTATGTCTTTAGTGTAAAATACGATAACTGTTCTTTCAATGTTATCAATGTCGAGAATAGTTTCAACTAATGGTCCTGATTTTGTACCTTCACTAAATTGCGGTCCAATTAAAACCCAATTAGTTCCAGACCATAGGTATAATTGTTGAGTACTAGAGTTTACCCATAAGTCTCCAAGACTAGCACCTGTTGGCTCATTAACCCCTGTGCTAATGTTGCTGGTTGTCTTATATTCTATTCCATCATATACGTAAAGTTTATTTTCATCTGAATTAAACCATAGCTGGCCTATAACGGATTTAGATGTTTCTGGTGCTGAACCGCTGGCAAAATTTTCAAGCAAATGAATAAAATTTTCAGCAATAATTTTTCCGTATCCTGTTTGATTCCTACCAGGAATAGAAATACTCGTTGACGTATTAGGAAAATTATCCGGGACGTCTAATGGTTCTGGATGTAATGTGCTGTCGGTAAAAAATACTTTATATGCCATTATTGTACCTCAGTGAAGCCAGTTAGGCTCTGTATTCTAATGGTATAATCGATCTGTATTAATCGGTTTAAAGATTTTTGTACAGGATGGAATATAACATGTGTTAGTAATTTGCCTGTTCCGGCAGCTTTTAAACCTAACTCATCAAAAACAAAATCGCCTGCCATGTCTACAGAATTGTCAAATGCTTCTTGATTTTCTGGCTCACCATAATCTAATAGACAAGATACAACAATGTCTGTGTAGGTAGCACCAGTTACATGGCGAATTTCCATTTTATTTCTAACAGGATCGTTGTTTGTAGCGGAGTTTTGATCTACTACTTTACTGTATGTTTGAGAATAAAGACTTGAATTAGTACCATTAGTGTTTGGAGTTAGATAGGTAATTAGTCCGGTAGGGTCTACTACAGTTCCTCCGTTGCCAAATACCATTTCTGATATCCACCCCTGTAACTGGTTGGATAATGATTGTGCCATAGCAACACTCATATTTTCATAGTGAATAGCGTTTCGTTTATCAATGAAAATCTCTCCGTTTTCCGGATCAAAAATCTTTATATGCCCTTCTACGTGAAAACCGCCGGTTTCGTCTGGTTTTTTATCGTAAGGCTGCTGTTGTGTTGGTTGTTCTAGCATAGTGTTTGACTCGTCTTTATTCATATCATGTATTTATTATGGTAATTTTGTACTGCTATTTTGTAAGAACTTAGCGATAGCGGTGTTACTATAGCTGAGTCCTTGGCCGGTCGTAGCAGTCGATGCTCCCCTATCATACCACAATCTACCCTGTCTACGGATAACTGTGATGCGTGTTCCTGCCGGAACTGGGTATGTCAATCTTATATTTTCATTAATTCCGTCTACGGAAAATTCTGCTTCTATATCAATATCTCCCGCAGGGCTATAAGCACCTACTGTAGAATCATAAATTTTAGTAGCATCTTTGCGAAGTCTTCTTCCTCCTACAAAAACTTCAATCTCATCACATCTTCCAAAGTTCGTAGGAATAGTATTTCTGTACCAGTTACTGATATTAGCTTTTCCTGGTAGGAAATTTAAAGGCCCTACTAATAAGGATGTACCGTCTGAAATAAAATCTTCTTTTTCTTGTGATTCTTGATACGGAATAAACTCTAAGAAACCAGTATCAACTACAAGAGTATTTTTTGGGTAAACTGCTCTGATAGCTGTTCCAAAGAGTCCTCTTCTAATATTTTTTAGTACATTTCCTATTTTTTCGTAGTACTGAATCTTTTCTCCCTGTATAGTTATTATACCTGGCTGATCTTTTGATGGAGTTGCTAAAGGACTAGCATCTACAAGAGTAATTTCATTATCAAAATAGTTAAAGTCTTTGTCAAGTTTTAGATCAAGTACTCTGTATCTGTTGTAATGATTTCTATTCAACACATCTTTGAATATTTCAAAAGACAACGGCTGCTTATATAATCGATCTCCAAAACTAATAGTTTCAATTATATCAGATTCTGTTGTTTGTTGTCTTAGATATATAGCCCTTGGTAATTCTACATAAAAATCAATGTCGGGCGTTAGTCGAATACCATTCTTGTATACCCATACATATGAAATTCCTATTAGGGGTCTTTGTAAAGAAAAGCTAACTTTTCCTCCAACGAATTCGTCTTTGACGATATCTAATTCTGTATATCTTTCAAACCAAGTTATAGATAAGGTATCGCCGGTCGAATATTCTGTAAACTGCTCTAAAACAATATTAGTATCTGCTATAGAATACTGTCTACCAGACGAATCTTCTATACGTATAACAGCTCCCAACATTACTGGTTTAATAAAAGTAACTGTGTTGTTTTCAGATGTAAATGTAAAATCAATACCGAATGTTTTTAGTTGATTATCAACAAATACTTTTAAGTCAGTAAAAATAACTGTTCCTGGATCTCTTGGGGTATCAACGCCTATTTGTATATTATTGTTTCCGTCATAGATCTTATAGGTTGTTTCAACAGTTCGTAATAATTCACCATTAATTTCTACCAACATGTCGCCAGCCGGGTCAATATCTAATCCGCTAAAAGTGGGTATAGCATATTCTTTGATTGCTTCGTCAAGAGGTATTTCAACTTGATTAATTTTGACTAACGGTCGTTGGTCTGTGTTTAAGGCTATCAATACTATTCTAGAACCTTCAGTAGGTGCTACTCCAAATTCTACAAGAGTTTTATCTTGAGTATCGGTAAGTTGTGCACTGTTGATGAACCCGACATCAACTGGCTGATTATCCACGCTAGCAAATACTGTAACTGTTTCGTTAAATGATGCTCCTGTGATAAAATATCTATCAATAAATCTAATAGAATTATTTTCTGACAATATAACAAACTCTGTATCGATATCCTTTTTAAACTTATCTACAAATACAAGTATATTTGTTTTTTCAATTATTTTTTGTCCTATGTCGAAAATAATAGTATTTCCGTCAGCTATATAAATTTTAGACTTAACAGCTGAAGATCCGCTTCTTGAAGAATGAAACACCTTGATGCTTAATGCTTCTAAGACCTGGCCTGGAACATTTTCTTCAGGAGCAGGAACTTGCTCGGGACTGATAAACCTGTCTCCATCAAGTACTATCTCAGCAGCAGTAGTTCCTGTGGCAGTTGAATATGCTGACATTCCCGATAAAGAGCCGCCCGATATATAAGCGTCTATGCTGTTACGTCCGCCAATAACTAAACTGCCATCGCTGGTGGATGGACGGAAGATCAATAAATCGCCAGATTCTAAATTTGCTGCTTGAGGAATTATTATTGATGCTGTGGATCCGTCGCCAACAAATGTATTCATTATTGCTGTGTCGGGAGGAACTTCGCCAGTATAAGAACTATCACCTAACTGATATTCATTATAAGTTTCAAAATCTAATCTTACTGTTTTTCCTGTAGATGCTCTCTTAACGTAAATGTTGATGTCTATGCCCTGCTTAGGAACCTCAGGCAATAACACCGAAGTAGTGCTTCCGTCAACTAGGAAGTAGAAATCAGTTTCGTTAACTTCAGAACTATCCCATCCTTCAGTAAACCAAGGCAGAGCATCCCAGCCCGCACCAATATCAAAAGTAGCTCCCTGAACAATAGTGCCGCCATAATCGATACCTGTGATTAACTGAGAATAATCAGAAACTACTTCACTGCCTTCAGTATCATCAATTCTAGTTTTTTCTACACCTAACTGTCCGTCTTTAGGTTTATAGTATTTGTCTATTCTGTTTAGACTATCAAGTATTTCATTGTTTTTCTGATATTCAATAACAACCGCACTTCCCTCGTCAGGAGCAGAATTAAGAATTAATCTTCCAATGAGTTCTGTTTTAGAATTAATTAATTCTTCAGTTAGTGTTACAGAATATTGACTAGACAATAATCTAGATCCGTCTAATGTTACTGTGATTGTAGATTTATCTAAGGATAAAGGATATTTTAATTTATAAGTTGTTTGTTTTGCCGAAGCGTTAAACGTTTCTATTTCTATAAACTTTTCATTGAAACTGTAAGATTTAAACTTAGGAGTTTTAGAAATTCTATCAAACTTCATCTTCATATCAAAAGTTCTAACTTTTGAATCTCCAATAATAGCTACAGCACGAGCAGCATTTTGTATTTCACTGCCTACGCCGCCTACGATCATAACTGTAGGAGCAGAAATATAACCACTACCTGGATTAGTAACTACAATTTTAGAAATTTTGCCGTTTGAAATATATGCCTGAGCTTGGGCACCTGTTCCGTTTCCGCCATCAAATACAATTTGAGGCACAGAAGAATAATTTTTTCCTGGACTTACTATCTTAATATCTACAACAGAATAATGGTTATTATCAACCCAAAGCTTCCATGGGTATTGAGATAGTTGGTTAGAATTGCTACCAATAATATCCACTGAAGAAGTTTCTGAGTTCCATACAGGCGGTAAATCAAAATCAGTAGTTAATTGATTTGCCAATTCAACATTGAAATACTTACTGATATAGTTTCTAATTTTAGTTCTATACGGTTTTACTTCTTCAATATAAGATTGATAACTAGAAAGATTATCGTTTTTATAATTCAATTTTTGTTCGAGAGTACCGACGTTATGTACAGCATTTAAGAAACTAGTTTTAAATGCCCAGTCAACATATAGTTGTTCTGAAAATACATATCGTAAACTTACAAAGAAAAGTTTATTCCACTCTACAGATAAATCTTCTTTGAAAATATCTTCTTTTACAGCTTTTAAGATATTTCTAAACTCAATAGATGCTGAACTATCGTATTTGTTACTATCAAAGGCCTGGCTTAAGTCGTATCCAGTTGATTCAATATCGGTATTATAAAAACCGTTAATAATTTGAATAGTACCTAATTTTCTTCCTACTAATTTATATTTTCCGCTTATATCAGCATCAGTAGCATCAACCCTTTCAAGAACGGCCCAACCACCAATTCCATAATTTTCTAATCTTAATAAATCACCAATTGCTAGATCTACACTAGCTTCTTCATAAAGACCGGCAATGGTTTTTTTAATTTTAGATTTTTCATTAAACGGTTCTAGCCACCAATCAACCTTTTTCCAAAAGTTTTTAGTATCAAAAGATTGCGTAGCTGTTCTATAAAATTCTTTATTTTTTTCATCTAGAGAATAAATGCTCCAAAAATTGTTTACACTAGAATCTTGTAAAACGAGAACAGAAAATGGTCTGACTATTAAGCTAGCAGTTAGATATTTTTTTCCTTGATTTATTACTTCTACAGAAGTTATAGATCCTCTATTATCTAGGATTGGTTTAAATTTTGCACCTGACCCTGAGCCAACAATTTTTATATTGGGAGCCGTTTTGTATCCGTACCCGCCATCAATAATATCCACGGTATTAATGTGACCATTTACTATGTTTGCTTTAAGTTTTGCTGTTTTAATTTTAGAAGTAGCAATAAATCTTAATTCTTTTTCAGTTTCTAATACTTGATCATAAAGATTTTTTGTTAAAGCAGGTTTTTCATCTTGTAAATTAAGATTGCCATAGTCTATTATCTCAGCAAATGGTTTTTTCTTTAGAATATTGTTAACGTAATCAATTATTAAATTAACTGCTTTATTTCTGTTTATAAACATCGACTGTCTTGGTCTAGAAGAAATGCCGTATCTTAATTTTACTGGCAATTTTCTATCCGGAACAGCTTGTCCAGCAATATCCTCACCTATCAAACTGTCGATCCATTTATTTTCTAATTCTAAATTAGGTACTTGTATCGTGCCTTCAGCTAATAGTTGATACTCATTATGAATTAGATTGATTTCTTTTTCTTGATCATAAAATTGTATATTAACTAAAAATTCATCGTCGTCTATTACACTGTTGAAATTTACTAAGCTAAATGTGTTTTTAGATGTTAATAAAGCATAAGGTATCCCGGCAGACGAAGGAGCTAAAATGTAATTGGCTATTTGACTAGCACTAAGACCCCTGTCTGAATCTTCAGGTACAGTAGTTTTATTTTTTACCCAATAGTAATACATTGATCCAGATGGCAATCCTGTAATAGTATCAAAATTAGTTTTGACACTGTAATTTGTATCGTCGCCATAGCGGGCCGTTCCGGTTACGCCTAACGAAAATCCTTCGGTGGTTCCAGTAAGAGCGTTCCATTCGCTAGGACTGTAAGGGCTTTCAACCCATTCATAAACATCTACGCTACTACCGACTGCCGTAGAGCCCCAGTTTCCGTTTCTAAAAGATAAAGAGTTTTGTTCGTATAACGCCCACTTAACCGCAGATAAATCCCACCAAATTGTGCCAACTTTATCCAACTGCCATGATTGTTTAGGATCAATAGCGGATTCTTCAGTTCCAACAGAATATACCGCTGGATCAAATGATGTTTTAAAATCAATATACTGGTCGGCTAGAGATAATATTTTTCCTTTAGCAGGATCTAAGATATCAACATCTGCTAGTTTTACGTTATTAAATTTGTCGTAGAAAGAAAAATTCTTAAGCAAATCAATGTTTACTTGATCATCTTGTTGTTTAATAGTAAACCAAGGCTTCGAATTAGGTATTTTATCAAATTTTTGAAGCCTACCAATCCTAACAGCTTCGAACGCAGGATCCTCGGATATGAACGACGGACTACCTACTATTATAGAATTATTAGAAACAGACAGCCCTCTACCAAAATCTTCATCAGTGTTTAATCCCTGATCTAAAATTTCTGACAATACAAAAGATCCAGTATAATTTGTATACACATAGACTTTACCGGTTTTTCCTTGACTGTCTCTAAATCTAGTTACAAATCTATCAAACGCAGTATTGCCTCTGTCAAATATAGTGGTCTTATAACTTGCTGCTCCTTCTGCCGAAATAGCTAAAGTTATGCCGTCTGGTGATATAGATACGTTAGACCCGAACCTTTCTCCAGGTTCCATAATTAGGCCATTTAATTTTTGCTTTAAAGCGAATCCAGAGGCGGTTCTGTCAAAAACAAATACACTGCCTTGATCTTTACCTAGATAATCAAAGTTAGGAGCAGATACAAATAATCGAGTACCTTCCTGGTTCAATACTACTTTGTGTCCAAACTCGTCACCTGCTTCTAATTCAACATCGTCGCTGTCTATTGTTTGAATAAGAGTAAATGTTTCGTTGGAGGTTTTTTCGTATACAAAAACCGAACCAGTTTTTCCTAATGTAGAATCTGAATTTTCTTGCCAAATAGATGGGGAAAATTCTGGAATAGAATTAATATTATCTGCTAGACAGTTATAATAAAAAGTGCCACGTCTTACAGTATCACCAGCTAGGTAATTAATATTGTTTCTCCAGACACCTTTAAAATTTTCAAAGCTGGCTGTGTCATTTGCTGGGGCTGATATTATCATTACAGAACCGTCTTTATTGAACGCTGAGAACGTTCCGTAAGAACTTCCAATATTCAAAAATTCTATGTCGCCGACAGCTGGTTGTTGTATAGTGGATCCATCGTCAGCGTAGGCCAACGAAGGAGGAAATATACTGTTAGTAACTTCAGCAATTTTTTCCCAATTGCCGGTGCCGGGTTGATTATTAGGAACAGCGGGTATATTCGACAATGCCTGCCAATAATCGGAATTATACCATACCCTAGATCCTAAAGGATAATTTTTTGTTGACGAATATATTCCTACAAAATTAGGATCGTCGAGGTGCTTCCAGCTTACACCATCAAATTTATAAAGGTAGGCACGACCCATATCGTCTTTAGATCCCGGAGCACCTACTACCATATAATAAGCTTCTTCAACACCACCTAACGTGCTGCCTAAAATTCTTATTTGGTCTCCAACATTATATCTTGTTCCTGCTACATTAACTATAGCATTATATCTACCATCCTCTCTTACAAGATCAAAAATAGCACCCTGGCCCGGATCGCTAACATCTTCGCCTTGTAGATCATTAAATTGTCTTTCTCCGGCGGTGGCAGTTCCTGACCAAATAATTCCCGACGAAGCAGTGCCTCTATAAGAAAAATTATCAATAGCAGAATTTGTTGTAACTAAATTTACTCTGATGGTAATGTTATGTTCACCGTCTTCGCCGCCGAGTTCGCTACCGAGAATAACTATGACAGATCCTGCAGTGTATCTAATTTTATTTCCGGTCAAATCTAAATCTGCCCATTCTACTGCTGTTTCAGCAAACACAGCACCAGACACCTGTTCCCAGTACTCTTGATTAGTTGGGAATATTGGTAAAGTGTTTTCCCATTTGGAAACATCTGTAGGAACGATCCCAGTGTTTAGTCCAGTAGCTGTGTAATATGCTGTGGAGTTAGCTGGATATTTGACTACATCTCCAGGTTGGTATGTTCGGCTAGGATTCCACACCCCTAGATCTATTCTAGTATCTTTGATACAAGCATACAATCTGCCAGAGTATCTTACAATACTTCTTGAGCTATATCCACTACCAGCACTAGTACGAGTAACCGCGTACCTGTTTCCAGATTTAGTTACTCTAAAAGTAGCTTCTTCGTCAGGCAATATTGAATTAATACCTTTGATATTATTGTAGGTTGCCGATCCAACTATTTCTCCTGTTGATGTGACTGCTGTTACAGTTATGATCAAATCATTAAAAGGGGTAAGACCTAATAAGTTACTACCGGTAATTTTTATTCTGTCACCTATAGCATATCTAGATCCGCCAGTTCTTACTAAAACATTATAGGTATTATTGGTTTTCTGGACATCAAATGTAGCATTAGAACCTGACAAACTAATATCCGACCCGCTGACGTTTGAAAATCTAGCGTCTTCTAATCCGCTTTCTCCTTGAGCAGATACTTCTAAAATTCCGCCAACACTGTCTATAGAAGCCACTGTTAAGGTTACGTCTCCGCTGGTTCCTTCTATGCCTTCTCTTTTCGATAAACTAATTGTAGACGAGAATTTTTCTCCGTGTGCTGGACGCGGGCTTATTATCGTATGTCTTAATTGATATTGGCTAAAAATTTCATCGTACTCAAATATCTCTAAAGCACCTTGCTGTCTATATCCTTGATTAACATCATACAATCCTATACCTAAGGGGTTAGCAAGATGTTCTGTAGCTGGTTTCCAATCTTGACTATCTATGTTAATTGTTGACCCATCACCTACAACTGTAGTCTGTGCTTGGTACAATTTACCAGCAAATAACACAGTGTCGCCCGGATTGTATGTTGCGGTAGGACTAAAGACTTCTTTATAATTGCTGGGAATATAAGAAACAGTAGGAGACCCTACCATTAGCCATCGTCCATCTTTACTTGTCGCTAATACTTCTCCGTAGGATCCTAAAAATATCGATCTTAAATTTGAATTGGGATTTAATATCTGTAAAGGAATTAATCCTTCCTCACTCTGGCCGTAGACAACTACTGCCGATTCTCTAATTACTTCTCCGGCAGGCACTACCTGACCAGGATTTGACGAAATAATTTGATTTCTTGCTTCTAAAAATAAAACATCTTTTCCCGAACCGGTAGGGAATGCCACACCATAATTGGCTACATCAACAGGTTTATAAATTCTTTTCTTTTCTAAGACTTCCCACTTGCCTTCGCCATTGTCATCTAACCAAACTCTAGTTCCTTCTTTATAAGCTGCGAATCTGTCAGAAATTAAGTCGCTGTATTGACCTACACGTAAGGTTTCAAAAATAGATATTGTAGCAAAAGAACTTTGATCAATAACTGGTTCCTCATCAAAGCCGGCTATTTCAATGATTATCGTATTAGGATCAACCGCTTTAACTCTCCAAAAACCTTCCAAGTATTTGATATTATTAATTCCTATAATATCATCCACTTTTAATCCGTGTGGTTTATTACATTCTAAAGTAACCGACGTAGTATCAACTACTGCCACTGCTCCTATAATAATATCTGTAATTGTATATCTCAATACAGACCAGCCTGGACTATCAAAAGTCACCCACACCTTAGAACCGTCTTTTAATTCAGTTATATCTAAAGCATATAAGTTAGTTCTAGTTTTTACTACAAAATCTACATCGCCAGAATATACATAACCTGCCGATGATTCGGTCACAGGATAAGATTTTGTTGGAAAAATATATTCTGGACCGCCGATAGTAAAATCATTAGATCCTATTAAAATATAATTTTGATAATTTGATTTTGATAACCCCCTACTATCGATGATAACTGGCTGAGGATTTAATCTTATATCCTTTTGATTTAATAATAATTCTAATTCTTTAAATTGAGATGAGCCCCCGAATGTTCCCATTAAGAATGCCCACTCTTCATTCATTTCAATAGCATCTTGATCTAAAGAACTTAGCTTATCAAAAATTTTAGTAATAGAATTTTTTGTTCCCTTTTCTCTAATAAATCCTTGATAAATTCTAAACTGCGTAACTTCGTCCTGAGCTAATTCGTCTAGATATCCACGTTTTTGATATCCAATAGAATGTCTAGCTAATTCTTTTTCAGTATCATCAATTCCTTGATAACCTAATTCATAATAATCTTCAATTTGATTAATCTTATAATCAATATTAGCAACTAAACTAGGTGTAGGAATCGAATCTAATCTTTCCCAATTGTTAAAATTGAAATCGTTAGATCCAGTTTGAGAAACTTTAGAGACATAATAATATTCTCTATATTGAACAATGTCTCCTAATTTGTAATCTGTAAATGCCTGCCACGGAGTAATGTCAGCAGAATCGTATATAAAGCCCGGACTGGTGTAGTCTCCGTCCCAATCAGTAGTCCTAAATCCTACTAATTTCATTCTATCTTGTCTGTATCCCGGACCTTTATCAAATATAACATCTCCAAACATAGTTCTATCGTTGAAGATTGCCACATGTTCTTTTTGTACAAAATTAATTTTAGCAAAATATATTCCGGTAGCCTGTGTATCTAACGGAGTTAAAATAAATTCATTATATCCTCTGTAAACTTGGATATCAGAAGCAGGTATTTTAGTTCCGTCATTTTTAAAAATATTATATTCGTAAAAATTATCTAAAATATTATCTGCTACGCTACCGGCATTGACAATTTTTAATAATGTTGCGGCCGGACTTAAAGTTATTAACGCACCTACAGCCCAGTTATGAGAAGTCCAGAACATAAATTCTTGAACTGACAACATCCAGTCGTTAGGAACTAATAATTCTTTATTGAAATCATCAAAGACAATTCCTTGATCTATTAACCATTCACTGTAACCTAATATTACATCAACTACTTGCTGTATTGTAGAGAAAAAGGCATTATATGGAATACGCTTTACTAAAAATTTATTAAAGGTGGTCCTTTTTATTGCTGTAACATCATTAACTATCGGTAATACTGGCAATACTGTAAAATTTTCATTTTGAAAACTATTAGCAGAAACATGATTTGCTGTACAACGATAGTATAATCCTTGATACCGTACCAAGGAGCCTTTGCCATAAAATTTTTCAGCATCCCAATCTACATATTTTTCGCTTATACCACCTACAGATATAATCGGATCGTCAACCCTAGTGTACGGTTCATATACACTGAAGTACGAGTTTAATTTATCGTAGCCAAACAATTTAAAACCGCCGTCAACTTTTTCTATTACTAACCCAGAATAGCTGATAGATTTTGCTACAGAACCAGTATTAAAAATAATTTGAAAATCTTCTGGCGGTATAAAGACTGCTGGAGATTTAGATGTCGGACTCTTACTATCTAAAATGTATCGTTGTCTTGCTTTTTCAACAAATCCGCCTATCTTATGAGATATTCTTACATCTAAATTGCTTATTGTATTTGACATTAGCGAAATATCTATAGCGTTAAATTTTAGATAATTCTGAATGTAAGTAAACAACCCCGACGGATTACTATCTACGCTAGACGCCAAGGTTTGCTTATTAATAAATGTTCCGGTGTCTTTGTCAATTAGTTGATCTAATTTGTTTTTTACAATTTTATTTCTATTAAAATTTGTAGATATAAATTCAAAAGGTGTTAGAAGACACGCAGCAGTGATTATAGAAAACGGATACAGCGAACTTCTTCTCCAAGAATTTTCAACCGGGCCGTAATCTCCGAATTGAAAATCTTCATTTATTTTATTCAATGAATAGTCTATAATCGCAGAAGCGTCCTGCGGTGATAATAAATTTCCATGATCGTCTACGGGAATGTAATCCAACATTCCCGGCTTAGCATATCTAGGGTTCACTCCCGCGGACGGCCCTTGTCTTATAATTCCCTGTTCTAAATCTTCCCATAATAATAGGTTACCCTTGGTATATGGAGCAGGGCCATATTCTTCTTCCCACCATGAGGGCTTTTCGCTAAACCCTAACATCTCCCAAGGACAGGTATGAGGCCTATCAGTGTCGTATAAAAATTTGTATATGCCTCTCCAATATTGCGGAAGTTTAAGTTTTTTGTTTCTGTCGGTGGCTCTAAAATATGTGTATGTAAAAGGATTTTCGGCCTGATAAATTTCATTTTTATAAATGTCAATTCCTAAATTATTAGCCCATTTTAAAAAATCTGTTTCGATAACGTCGTCTATTGTAGATACGTCATATGTTGCTTGGCCGTGGTATCCTTTAAAAAATCTATCAACATCAAAAATTTCTGTATCATATTTTATTTTAAGATTATTATAGATTCTCTTTTCTAATTCTAATATAACATCATCTCTTAAATCACCGAAGGCAATCGTGATACTGCCGTCGTGTCCTTGTATTACTTCTGTGGGTTCTACAAGACTGTCGTCAAGATAAATTTTAGGAGTAAATTTTTTATACAATCCCAATTTAGTAGGCGTTTCCGGAATAAAATTGTAAGCCGTTGTTAGATATTCTCTAATCTCAATCCTGTCATTTTCATTTAGATTTATTAATAATTTTACAAACCCGAAAGTAGAATCAAATACATAATCAGACCCATGTAACAATTGGATATCGTTAACATATACATAAACGGCACGAGATGAATTTGTATCTAAATCAAATTTTTCATTTAAAGCAAAAGTTGTAATGCCTTCGTCTTCAACGGTATAATTAATTACTTTATAAGCACCGCTACCGATCATATCTGATGTAGCAAAAGGAAAATCTATAACATTAGATTTGGACATCTTATCTAGAATTTTATCTACAAATTCCACAATACTACGTTGATCGAAATCTAATTCGCTAGCTAGAGTAATAAAATTATTTTTAAATTTTTCGTATTCGTTGGCTGCGTGTCTAATAGATTTTATTAGATTAATGTCCTTATCGCATAATAATGGAAATGCTAATACTCCTAGACTAGCTCGTTTCATAAATCTAGAACCGTTCTGTCTATAATTCACTATATCTCTAATATTACTAGCCCCTGGAAATTCTCCTTGGAACCCAGTATCTACTTCGATCATAGTTCTTAGATGATCATTAGCTTGACCTAGAGTGAATTGTTGTAGATTTTCATTTAGAGGATTTTTCTCTAAAGAATTAGGAATTTCATAATACCCTAGATTTGGTTCGTCAGTCGTAAAAATTTTTAAGGTTACAGTTTCTCCTGCTTTTAAAGTTTGATTAAAAACAAAAGTTCTTGTATTTGCTACAACTGTGCTGGTAAAACTTGTGTTAATTTTTTTACCGTTAATATAAAATAATATATGCTCTGTAGCATTGTTTGACCAAATACACGCTGACGATGTTAATGAACTTGTATCACTTTCTATAACAAAAGTTTCAAGGATAGGTTGTCTTAAATTAGGATTAGTTTTAATCCACCCGTTGAAAAATTCTTCAGTTTGGTGATTTTTAAAAAATCCAGACGCTGATAATTTATTAATGGTCTGTCCGGACTGTTGATATAAGAATGAATCTTTTTCAAAATCAACTTCAAATAAAATGTCTCCGGAATTATTAATATTCAAATAAGACAGTGAAAACCCTAACTCGGTATCTACAGGACCATTTCCTTTTTTATAGCTAATAAGTTCACTTCCAGCAAAAGTTGATGTTTCGTATTTTTGATTATCGGAAAACGAAACCCCTTCGTCGTCAAACAAATCAAACAACGGAAATTGATTTATAGAAGTTTTCGTTTGACTACGTACCCACTGTTCGCCGTCATAGTGGTACATCCTGCCTTTGTTTAATACACTACCTTTAGATATAATTATAGCTTCTCCTATAATAGGGTTAGAGTCGTTAGTTTCAATTAAACTAATTTGAGTTCTATTAATAGTGTTTGTGCTAGTTTGAACGGTTATAATCTTTACTTCAAAAATTTTATTCTTAACATAGGGATCGGGGTCATTCAAAAATAAAATTCTATCGCCGTCCTTAACTGATTGCCCGTCGATATTATAACCAGCAGATCCTTCTATAGTTGAAAATACATCTTTAGTAAAATTATCTATCAAATCAACTGTTTTCTTAGGCATCGACCCATGATTAAACAATTGAATATTTGGAAGGAATTCTATTATAGGACGCTTGGCTCTATCAGTCTCAGTTAACGACGGCGGTATTCCGTTGATATTAGCAGCGTATTCTATAACATCTCTGTGGAACCATCTATTATAACGTGTCCACGGATTTTTATCTTTACTACTTCTATTAATAGTAATATAATCTTTTTGTGTAGGGTATGACGAAGCATCGTCGAAAGGCAAAGTATCGAATCCGCCATCATCAAAAGTAATTTCTATCTCATTGGATATAATAGGAGGAATTTCTAATTCGGCAAAATTTACCAATTTAATAGATTCGCCAACTCCTTCTACTAACCACAAACTATCATTATAGATAGCAGGCTGCACTTTACCCACAAATTGCACTTTTAATCCGTTGGTAAATTTTATATTATTAGAACTTGTGTAATTTACCTTACCAAGAATTTCCTTTTCAACGTCTATAAAAGAATTTTCTAAAACAGACGCAATCACAAAACTGCCAACACGATTAATATTATTTTCGCTTTGATAATATAACAATTCTGGAGCATCTAACGGAACTTCAAATGTTATAGTACCCACCTCAATTCCGTTGTTTGTCACGCCTTTATTATAATTTTCTTGATTGCCTTTGAGATTTCCAGATCTAATAACGAACGGGTCGCCGGGGCTATTAACATCAAAAATATATGTTTGACCTCTATAAAGAGTAAGTTGAGGATTTCTTTTTAATCCGTCTGGATAGAATAACCATTCGTTCTGACCGTCTGAACGTACACGATAGCTGGATATAACATTTTCTGCTTGTCCGGCCACCGAAACTGTTTCTGGCCCGACTGGCAACCAATAATATTCTCTATAGTTTATAAACTTGTCCCAGTCGATAGGAGGATTCCAACTATATTGTTCTTGATAAGTTGCTAAGTCGTCTCTTTCAGATAAGTTGTTAAAAAACTTTAGTTGATTTTTTAAATCAACATAGTCATATACTTTTTTTACTTTTTGCCCGCTTTCTATTACTACCGCAGGTTCTAATTGGTAAGATGATCTTAGAGATTTTTCTACATCAACATAAATGTCTTGAGAATTAAATGTTTTTCCATAACGACGACCAACAAAACCTGATAGTCTTTCTAAAGTACCAGGTTGGACTAACGCATCTAGCGTAGTTGAAAGAAACTTATCATTGGTACTTGTTTTAAAAGCATCAGGAAGTAGATCAACGGTTCTTCTTACTGGTAGTTCACTTTTTTTGAAAATTTTATTTGACATTATTTTGCTGTCCTAGTTACAACCTGACTATTCAAAAGATTTAATTCTGTAGCTGTAATATTATACAATATTTCAATACTATCTACTGTAGCAGCACTTACTAGAATTTCATCTGGCTGGGCTCTTATTTCTGACAAACTTCCATACGCTTGATTTTCCTGCTTAGGCACTAACGCAATATTACTAATATTAGGAGAATTGTTAGAAACAATATAAGTGATTAATTCGCTAGCAAAAAATCTATCGCCAAAATCCCAATTGCCTACATCAAAAAATTCATTGATACTATTAATTATTCTTACTTTGAGGTCGTTATCATTTATAACTCTGTTAGGATTTTTTACAACTTTAAAAATTGCCTGAAATTCTGGGCTTGCCTTGTCCCCAAATAAAGGAAAATATTTTACAGGATGATAAACTATTTCATCGCTGATAGATTTAATTGGTCCAAGTGTAGATCCGAATTGTATGCTTAAACTTTCGGAAGTAGGCTCTGCGGGTTTAGTTGATAATCCGCCAGTGAGCCATAATCGGTAGTTGTCATCATAGGACCTGGTTAAAAGATATATGTCAATAATATTGCTAACGCTAGGATCAATTCTTCTATTTTCACTGGCATTGTGAATGTATTGAAATTTTAAGTTATCTCTACCAATATATCCTACATAACTAGGTTCTAGAACAAAAGAGCGAGTTATAAGATCAACTTTTTTAATTAAATTTTCAGCCCTATCATAAAAATAAATTAATTGATTATGTTCGTAATCATTAACGTTAGCGTTAACTTCTTTGTCTATAATAATAAACTTGTTGTTAACATTTGGAATATAATTAAAGATATCGAATCCGTTTTCATCTTGAACTTGTTGGAAAAACACATATTTGTTATTGATATTAGATCCCACTATTTCATCAAATGAATCAGGATTGTCTATAACTCCGTCGTTGTCGCTATCATAAAATGATATCTTAACAGAATCAGAGCTCTTGTACCCGTCTTGAAATCTCACAGAATCAGCTATCTCAAAAGATATATCATCTTTTAGTGTTTGCTGTCTATCTACTATTGCCAATACTTCCGATACGGAAAATAGAGGATTTACCTGTCTTAAATTTACTATTGCGTTGGCTATTTCTGTATTGCTTAATACAGAACTTAAAGGCGAAGTATTAATAGCCAATACTTTAACTTGGTCTTTAATTACAGTTCTAGCACGACTATCGTATACTTTTTCGCCCCTGTCAAAATAAAATCTATTTTGCAGAATACTAGAAAAAATATATTCCGTGCCTCTTACTCTAACTCTATATTCGTCGCCGTCATAGACAAATGCTACAATCCACGATGTATCAACAGCTTCGTTGCTAGTATTACCAGCTTGTCCTAAATTAAAATCATTTTCTAAATCGATGTTTGTAGAGCTTATTACTTTCCACATACCATCTAATACATCATATCTTAAACCAAATGTTTCGGAACTAAATGTTAGATTTAAAATTTCATTTTCAATATCTGTCGGCAACGTCGTTACAAATTTAGATACTACCTGACTAGGCAAAGATCCTGTAGGAATATTTTCACTGTAGGTTATAGGCCCTTTACCTGAGCTTAGATTTCCCTTTCCGGCATTGGTTCCGTCGCCTATTAATTTAACAACTTTAGTCCATATAAATTTCTTATGGTTAGCATTTGAAGGATCATAATTAACTATTTCTCCGTTATAAAATGCTTTGTCTGCTGAAGGAGGAATAAATTTAATAAGGCTTCCTAGCTCTATATATTTTAAATTACTGCTTGTATAAGATCCGATTTTAATAGGAAATGAATCAAATACGTTTCCAAAATATCCAGTTGATGCGTTTTCCTCTGTGGTAGATTTAATCCACTTAACATTCACGTCGGCTGTAAAAATTTTATCAAAATTTGTAAGATAAAAATTATATGTCTGAAAAGAGCTTAATGCAGGCTGAACTATATTTCGTATAAAATTTAAAACTGTAGCAGAATTAGTATATTTGAAAGAATAATATCTTTCTTCATCTTTTCTATAAATTAATCCGTCATCGGCAAAAATGTTTATTTTAGAATATTTTCCAGAAGCATCAATGATGTCAAAATTTCTGCTAATGCCGCTGCTAGTTCTATTGATAGCTTTGACTTTTATTACTTCTTGCGAACTTGATAATGGAGCAATATTATAATCTTCTCCAGTAATCATCCTATTTTGAGTGTAGTACACAGCAGGGGCTTTAGATCTAATAGAATCTATAGTTTCTGACGATGACGCATTGTCGACAGTATATTCTAAACTTAAAGTTATCGATAAGCTGTGTTGGGTTCCTCGTTTATTAATGTAAGGAACTGATATAGTGATTGCCTTCATTTCTGAAGGATTTACAACATAACTTTGACCGTTGCTTACTCTATAATAAAATCTAAAAGTTCCTTGAGGCAATTTTCCATACGCACCATCTGAGAATTGTAAATCTACAGCATCGTTGGCCTGTGTAATTACTGAATATACATTTCTTTGATTATTACTTAAACTATTAAAAACAATGTTGTTTCCGGCAACTGATGAAACTTCTGTCCAGACATTTGTAATATTACTTGAACCATCAATAGAATATAACCATACATCATCATTATTAATATTTTGGGTAGTGATAGAAACTATTTCATTTGGGGTTGGGCGAGATATACTAAAATCTGCACTTTCTAATGTTCCTTGTTTAAACATCATAAAGAATCCAGTATTATTACTTGCTGTACCTTTACCGTCTTGTCTATAAACAAATCCCACTTGTCGGCTCGGAACTGGTGCTTCTTCAAATATAAAATCTCTAGACTCAGCTAGTCCTGTACTAACTAATTCAAACCCCATAGATCTGCCGGCTACAGATTTGCTGAAAGAAAATATTGGCAACCCGGTACTAAAAGAATTGAGTCTATACTGCTCTGTCCTAATTCCGTCTATAATTTTATTTGATTGTTCTTTTCCAAACTCAACGTTTGGTATCATAGCAGCGTTTAAAATTGATATAAATTGTTCATACCAATTAGAGTTTGCTGGATCATTCCATACAATAATTTGATTAGATAGGTTTGTTCCATTGCTGTCGACTAGTCCTTCTGTTGTTGAAACAGATTCAAATTTCAACAACCCCGAAGCAGATTTGTTTCTCCTAGCATTATAAGACAGCATTCTAGCTAGACGCAATACACTTTCTTTTCTATCAGCTAGTTCAATGAAATTTTCTCTACTGTTTAAGTCGATCCTAAATGCTAGGCTCTGCCCTAGAAAAGCTATCAGATCTATTAATGCCACGTATTCAGAACTTTCTATAAAATCGTTGAAATCTTCTGGATAATTTTCTTTGATATAGTTAATCATTACCCTGCGAAGATTTTCAAAATCATAACTTTGAAAATCCGCATTACGGAAAGTTTGATAAATTCTAGTCCAGTCTTCAGCTAAAATTAAGTTATTTTGTCTAGTAGTTGTAGTCATCTAATGTGTCCTGTGTAATATTTATTTTTTTTAAAATGTACGCATATTATCTCGGAATATCGTTTCGATTAAAAGCAATAAACATTTCTTCTGTAATATCAAATTCTACATACTTAAGATCGGCTTCAATTCTTATTCCTTGCTCGTTAGGAATAACTGCTACACTTTTAACTTCAATTCTAGGATCTGCTCTAAGTATTCTTATAACATCATCCTCTATCATCCTGATATTATTGTCATTCATTGGTTCGTATATCATAGACCAAATTACAGTTCCAAATTCTGGATTTTCCATCTTTTCGCCTTTTTTAATATTAAAGGCGTTCATAATATCTTGTTTGACAAGATCTATGTCATATAATTTAAATTTTTGTCGAATAGCTTTGCTGCTAAATCCTCTGTACGCAATACCTCCGCTGATTCTATCGTTCCCAGTTGATGCCTTGATAGACTCAACTTTTTTTACATTATAAATTTTATTAGACATTTTTATTCCTTATTTTATGTGGCAGGTGGAAGAGCTTGACGAGTTTCTCTATCGGTCTTTTGTAACGTGCTCTCTTGAGGGTTTACATTTTCATGTTTGTACCACGGCTCATGCATAGGCATACGTTTCATTATGCTTTGTATCGTTTCGAACGATTGATATCTTGTCGAGGCATATTTCTTTGAAGCATCAACTATTTCATTAGGATGAAGTTTTATTCTTTCTTCTTTTACGATACTCTCTGCCAATGTTGGAGATTCTGCGGGAGTAGCAGGATCACATTTAATTTCTATGCGTTCAGCATATTGTACATGTTTACTACCGCTTAAAAAATGACTGTCAGTTCCTGCTGTCGAAAATATACTTGTACCGGCTGTTAGATGACTATTACCAGCAACTAAGATTTTTTGATCAGCACCAACCGATAATTCTAGGCTTCCCCCTACTGTTTGTAATAATGATCCGTTGAAAATATTTTGTATTTCTCCGCCAACATAATTGTTAACAGTACCGCCAATATATGATGAAAACGCTTTTTCAATATCTTGAGTGTAATTCTTTTCAGCACGGACATTAATATTACGCCCAGCTTCTAAATTAATGTCTCTATCTGCTCTAAAATTAAAATCTCCCTGAGTATGAATACTCACACTATCTGCCGCAAAGATATCAATTTTTCCATTACTAGTTAATTCAATCCAAGATGTTCCTCTTGAATTTCCTATATAAATTAAATCTTCAGAGTTATGTAATAATATCTGATGACCGGTTCGTGTTCTTACTCTAAAATATTCGCTGATAGGAATCCTAACATCGCCCTTTTCCCCTTTAAGAACATTAGCATATTCTGGAGGACCTTCTGCTGCTGGCGTCTTTCTTACAAATCTGTCATCCCCGTCATCCATAACAAATTGTGTGCCTCCCACTCTGCTTACTGGTATAGGTTTAGTCTTATCATCGGAAGTTCCGGTAGGCATTCTTTTAGCACCCGGACGCTTGTCTAAAGGCCCCGGAGTTGATATACCAAACACAGACGGTGTTTGATTTCTTCGCATAGTAGATGAAGTTCTACCGCGTATATCGTCTTCGATTAGTCCCTGTTCTAACATAAATCCTGCTATAGGGTGAACAGGCTTTTTAGTTTCGTCGGGGCTTTCTTTTCTTTGTATTGCCCTATTGTATTCTGCTACAGGAAGCGGAATATTTCCAAAATCTTCTTTTTGGCTCGGTGATAGATCGACTGCCGACGAAGCGGCTATAGCAGGGACCATATTGTTCATATAAGTATCAGGAACACAACCTACCCAAAATCCTTTGCCAGTTTCTGATTCAAATACACACAACACAGTTACTCCAATATCTGGCGGAATAAAACTCATCCCGTAAGATTTTTGTGTGTCATTGAATGCGTTTTCGTTGCCGGTGTTAGAGCCGTTAAAAACGTAATTTGTAGAGCCAAAAAATGGAGGACAATAATATACATCTACTGTTTGACCTTCTAGACCTATTGGATCAGAATCCGTAGTAACTAGAGTAACCGTTAGTCTCCCCATAAAATTTGGATCTTTATGAGCGACTACTTTGGCTAAACGGATTCCTAGCGATCTCTGTTCTTGATATCGTTCTTCATTTAATCTATGCGTCTGTGCCATTATTATTTCCTAGTTTGCTAATTAATTTGTTTTGTTCTCTACGGCATCTAAAGCATCTCGTATTTCAGGGGTAACCACGATTTTTTGAACGTTAGGGCCGGTTTTATTAAAACCCTCCAGTGGAGGTGATTTTGATAAGTCTGTAGCTCTCCATTGATTAGTAATTTCAATTGTAGGTGAGGGTACTGCGAATGTCTCTACCTTCACAGTAGCTGATTCGGTAACAGTTACGTTGCCTGTTGTAACGTCAACCTTAGCATCAGGAGCGGCCGCAGGTGAGGCAGATACTTCTGGAGCGTTTATGATAGCCGGAGCGGCTGATGCTGCCGCTGTGGTTGCTTTTACCTGAGCCCTATTAGGATCAGGAGTAGGTGATAGTCCTGGACTTTGTAAGAATGGATCTGATTTCTGATTAATTAATTCTTCAGGTTGTTGTCCTCGATCTCTAAATAAATTTAATTCTTGTGTAAAAACGCCATCAACAAATTTACTTTTAACTGTTCTGATTCTAAACAAGCCGCTGTAAGGACTATCTGTAAAACCAGCTGCTGGAAATAGGAACAGCGACCTTCCAGTACGAGGAGCATCAATTGGACTTTTAAATCTTAGATAAAGTCGAATTTCAACTTCTTCGCTGGCCATTGTTCCGTCACTATTGATCTGGGCACCTGCTGCTACTGGTGCTACATTGTCTATAAAAACTCCAGATTTAGTTAGATAGTATGGGTCACCTAGTATAGTGAGATCTAACATTATCATTTCTGTATCTAACAACATGGCCTGTTCAAAGGCCCTGGCTACTCTTATTTCTGCTGTATCTTTGGTGCCTCCGCCCTGTGGAGCACTATAAGATGATCTTTTATCTCTTAACATTCTTCCTGCATGGGTTTCTAAAGTTAACCCTTTGACATTAGTGCCAGGTTCGTTTCCTCCTATGTCTTCAGGTTTGATAGTTTTTCCGTCGCTGTCGATGGCTCCTCGTTGACTATTATATCCTTGAGCTGACATAGCAGTATAAAAAGTATTGTCAAATTTTAGTTCCCAACGAATAATATCATCATTTTGTCCGGTGTACAGATAATCATATTTCTTTTTAATT